ACCTCTGTACCAGTGCGAACCGCAAGATTCGCGGAAAGGTCCCTCCTTAAACGACTTGCGTCGATTAGGGAGAAAACCCAACCTGAGTAACAGGCTGACTAGATCATCGTAAAACTTTCGTCGAACGATGATGTCGTCGCCATAGACCATGAAATCCGTACTCGCACGCCCTGCATTAACTGCATGACATGCGCTTGCGAAGATCAAGGTCTCGAGCGGAAAGCAAAAGCCGTTCCCCATCGTACAAAATTTGTTTGAGGTAGAAACTACCCCAGACAGTTCATATGATGGACTCCTGATGCGGTTCAAGAAATTGAACCAGTCAGGAGGGAGTAGTTCACGTACAAGGGCTACACTAATGCTATCGCTAGCACTAGTGAGGTCCAGCGTACAGAACGACTCGTCGGAATCATCTAATGACCCTTGTCGGGCCATACGTTGATTCAGGCTTTGGTCAGACAGATCGATACCTACCCTCTTAAGCAATTTTCGCATAAGAAGATCGGTACCTTTCTGAATGAACCCATTGCCCAACGGCTCCACGGCGATTGAACGGAAAGTTTTCGCCGTCTTTGGCACAAATGCGATTTTGTTAGCGCGAACCAGCTGGACGCTTGCCTGGACATCGGTCTCACTGATGTGCAGGCTCTGTATCAATCCGTTCGAACGGGCAAAACGACTCCCGTAATGAACGTTATGAGACAGAGCGGCAGCCAAGATAGGCAAGGCGGGAGGGGTCACGGACCAACGTTCGGCAGAAAGTTTCCTGCCTAAGTTGGTTGCATCCCCGTGAACACCTATACTTGCCCCCGCAGTAAAATCACACCCTTCGTATATCGAAAGTAGGTCCGGCGCGTCATTTATGACGTATCGGATATACGATCGCATACGATTCAGGTAGTACTCCCATCGATCCGCTCTCCGTCTGGAGAAGGGTCTAGAACGAGTAGCAAACCATTGATTCACTCTTGCGCACCGATGTTCGGCACGCTTGAATGTATCAACAGCTGCTTGTTCCGGATTTGTCTGTACAACAGACTCGTCCCAAGGGTACTTCCTAATTAAGGATGTGACCTGATGAGCCGCGAATTGCAAGCTCGCGGACGGGTACACTGTGCCCGCAACCTCATCCGCCCACCGAAGCAGTTGTGGGAAGGATCTCGATCTGAGAAGACCGAGACCCTTCTTATCACCGCTAAGGCGAGCATACTGCGACAACGCAACAGCTAGCACTCGACGATATAATTCGTCAGCGCGCCGGCTGAAGCTCCGGTTGACTTCCCGTACTTCCGATGCTCGAGGTAACTTCACGTACGCCTCCGTT